ATCGTATTAAAGATGTGTTTGAGAATGAAAGCACAGAAGAACGAGAGGCATTTTTAAAATCAAGAGAAGATTTTAATACTGCTCAACAATCAACATTTGAACTTGCAAAGCAAGTTGTTGAAAGGTCATATCCTAAAGAAGATGTAGCAACACTACGTGTCTTTAAAAAGAAGTATGGACAACCATGTGATGTAGTTGCAAAAGATAAATGCTTTTACTTTGCACACAATGAAGATGTGAACGAGGACAATGAAGAAGTAGAAACTAAATCACATTTTGATTTTGGTTTATATGGCAACCTAGACGGACAAGAGGGTTATGGTAGAGAAGATCAAGACCAATTTGCTCATGCCTATTTTAGAGAAGAACTAAAAGAGAAAGGTTGCAACCCAGATATAATACCTCAACAATCTGGTAAGGATAGCAACCCATATAAAACAAAGCATGTTGATATGTGTAATAAGGAACTAGGCAAATCAAGTAGCGGTTATGGTGGTAGTGATGATGACAATACAATCGGTCTAACTAAAGATTTCAACGCACCATTCTATGCTGATGTGATTGGTACTTCTTATTGCAGAAGTCGTGCAATCGCTTGTACTAAAGATGAATACAATATCTTTTTACAATGGAGAATGGCTAAAGCTGATGTTGTATCTAAACACTCAACGTGGGTGTCAAGTATAACTAAACAAGCTGATCAATTAAAAATTGGTTTGAAAGCATATAGATATTTAAGCGAGGGCATAGAACTTGCAACCGAACTAGGTATCACAGTTGATGAAGCTGAATTAGTTAAAACTAATTCAACGGGATTGACAATCTACAACCCTACAAATCTAGCTAACATGATTAAGGGCATGAAGAATAAACAATCAACCAATACGAGAGAGGCAAAAATACTAGCAAGAAAACAATACGAGAGTGTTAACTAACATTTGACATATAGGGCTATCTGTAATAGGATAGTCCTATAAACAAAATAGAAAGGTATACAATGTTTTACATAACTTACTTCGCAAAGAAACACGCAAAGTTTATCACACGTAAAGGTCAGTATGATAAACCTGACGGAACGAAAGGCAAATCGTTTAAGTCAAAGAATGATACACCATGTTTAGTCTATTGGGATTTAGACGCAGACGGTTGGAGAATGGCTGTCGGAGAGGCAAAGGTCAGAATATAATGGAGGGTACAGAAATTATAGTAGCAATAATAGGGACAGTTGTAATACTGTTATGGTACACATGAGCGAATATAAATGGTGTCATGGTCCGAGTTGCCACAAATCTCATACGCAAGATAGGATAAGAGGCAGTAAAGGTAGCAAGGTTCTAAGAACTAAAAAAGTAAAAACAACTAAATGGAATGTAGATAATGGCTATCAGTATTTTTGTAGTACGGGTTGTTGGAGTGATTTCTTTATAAAGTATGCTCAGCAATGCGTTGCTATTGCACCAAGGAACACGCCACTAGAAACACCGATCGACGACCCTACAAAAACAAAGCATACGACTAGTTGGGGTCATACTTATTATGATCACACAATAAAAGAGAGGGTTGACACACAGACAGACTAGGATTATAAAGGATATTATTAATCAACTGAAAGGACGTATGAAAGAAATAAAAAAAGAATACCAACCCGGCGGCAGCAAGCGTCACGAAATTTTGGAAAAAGCGGTGAGATATCTGCTGGATCCAAACATGGGTACACAGAACGCAAAGCAGGCGTTCCTGACTGAACAGGTTGGCCTGTCAGGTACAGAGTATCTGGAAACTTTAAACAAAGCAACAAACGGAGCCCTGGTTGAAGAGGTCTGGAAGTAATTATAAACCCGGCGCCCTAACGGGCGCCAGGTTACTTGACACATCTACACAATAGGATTATAAAGGATATTGAAAGGATATATATATGACACAAAGAATACACAAAGCAACTAACCCATTCAGTAAACAATCAGAGATGTTGACAGCTGAAGAATATGCAATGTATCAATCTGTTATGAAAGCAAATGAAACAGCAGACCCAAACAATGGCGACGACCCTACATGGGATATAGTACGTAAGGGTATTAGATGGTTCCAAAAACATAACATCAAAGCATACATGACACTACTAGACTAACAATCAATCATAGGTTGTGCGCCCCTGCGGGGCGCGCTTCCACATACACACATCAATAGAGGTACCAGCATGGGTTGCATTTTTGCGCAGTCTATGTTGTTTGTTTTATACTGTAAAAAAAGGGGTCCCTACTGCTACCCTTTATTGCTTGATTTAGACGGTCTTAGCCTGTAAAACCATTATGGGTTCCAAAATCAACCTTAAAAAATTTTGCAAAAAAATATATGGAAATAGACCTAGAAAAAATTAAAAAACTACCACCTGACGTACGTAAAGACTTTATGAAGATGTACTTAAGGTTTAGTGAGAAGAAAAAAATATCTAATATACAGTCTGATTTTTTAAGCTTTGTAAAGCATATGTGGCCAGAATTTATTGAGGGTCGCCATCATACAATTATTGCAGATAAATTTAATCAATTATCTAAAGGTAAGATTAAAAGACTAATTGTTAACATGCCACCAAGGCATACAAAGTCAGAGTTCGCCAGTTCCCTGCTCCCTGCCTGGATGATCGGGAGAAATCCAAAACTAAAAATTATTCAAACAACCCACACGGGAGAACTAGCTATAAGGTTTGGTCGTAAGGCTAAAACACTTATGGACTCACCAGACTATAAACAAGTATTTGAGACAAGACTTAGAGAAGATTCACAAGCAGCAGGTCGCTGGGAAACTGCACAAGGTGGCGAGTATTTTGCATCAGGTGTTGGTGGAGCTATTACAGGTCGGGGTGCAGATCTACTTATCATTGATGATCCACATTCTGAGCAAGACGCTATGAATCTTACAGCGTTAGAGCGAGCTTACGAGTGGTATACATCAGGACCACGACAACGTCTGCAACCAGGCGGAGCTATTGTCTGTGTAATGACAAGATGGAACGTAAAAGATTTAACGGGTATGTTATTACAATCACAAAAAGAAACTAAAGCTGACAAATGGGAACTTATAGAGTTTCCGGCAATTATGCCAAGTAAGAAACCTGTCTGGCCAGAGTATTGGAAGCTAAAAGAACTAGAAGCTGTTAAGGCGTCTATCTCTATTGGTAAATGGAATGCACAATGGATGCAAAACCCTACATCTGAAGAAGGCGCAATTATAAAACGTGAGTGGTGGAAGAAATGGGAACACGATGACATGCCAAGGCTAGAACACATCATACAATCTTATGATACTGCTTTTATGAAAAAAGAAACTGCCGATTATTCTGCAATTACTACATGGGGTGTGTTTAGAGAGTCAGAAGACAAACCTGCAAGTTTAATTTTAGTTGATGCAATCAAAGAACGGTTAGAGTTTCCAGAATTAAGGCGTAAAGCATTAGAGCAATATAAGTATTGGCAACCTGAAACAGTATTAATAGAGGCCAAAGCTAGTGGACTGCCTTTGACCTATGAACTTAGAAACATGGGTATACCTGTAGTAAACTACACACCATCAAAAGGTAATGACAAGCATACACGTGTTAATTCAGTTGCACCTTTATTTGAATCTGGTATGATATGGGCTCCGACCCATAAGAATTTTGCGCAGGAAGTTATTGAAGAATGCGCAGCGTTTCCTTATGGCGATCATGATGACTTAGTCGATTCTATGACTCAAGCTGTCATGCGATTTAGACAGGGCGGCCTAATCCCTCACCCAGAAGATTACAAAGATGAAGAGATTATAAAAACTAAAAGGGTTTATTATTAATGGCTAGTATCAAAGGTGGATTAACACTAATACAACAATTACAAAAATTATTTGGCGCACGTAATGTGTCTGATATGATGGGACGAACAACTAATGTGCAAACATTAGCCCAAGGTACTAACAATCCGTTTGCCCAAACCTTTAGCAAAAAGTATCTTAAAAAAAATCCAGATGGTGTAGAAGAAGCATCAAAAGTTATAATGGAGAATATGCAGTTTGCGTTTGGTAATAAGAATGCACAGCAAATGAATAACTTTCAAAACAATGTTAACACATTGTTTGAGATAAAGTTTCCACCAGCCGCACCAGCTAAAGCTGAAGCTAAGATTCTAGATTTAAGCACCAAGAAACAAGTGACAGGGAAAGGTATAGATTCTTTAAAAGATAAAATGGGTTTACCTCCAGATGTTAAACCTGATAGCCCTATGGGTCAAATTCTTACACAACAAAGACAGATGGATAAAGTATTTTCTGATGAGGGTACAACATTAGAAGGCGCAGCTAAAAAATATAGTGAGAACCAAGCAAGACAATACAGCGCTAACATTGAATCATACAGAAGACCTATTATTAGACAGATGTTATTAAAAGATACTAGAATAAATTTACCAGACAATGTTAGAAAAAGTTTAGAGAGTAAAATGGATTTATCA